TAGGGCTCCATCGGATGCAAATCCGCTAAAAACTAAATGAAAGGAGTTTTATGAGTAAAACACGACTTAGAACGAGAGCCACCTTCGCGGTGTCTCGCACTATCGGTGTGACGGAGTATAGTACGAAGGCTGCGGGAGTTTTCTTCCGTAGTTATTCTAACTATACTGCAACACCCGGTAGTGATGTCACTAGTATGGAACGGACTTGGGATAAGTTACACCCAGGTCCGCCCTTTACTAGCGGCGGTCCTTTTGACTGCTATAAGTCGACTTACCCCGTCGATATGGTGGAAGGTGAGGCCGACTATTATTTTGTTCATCCTGGCGGGACTACATACCGTTACCGTGGAGGCTTTTTGCCTGCCGGTTTTGGTACTAAGCCTTTAAGCCATAATGATTGCAAAAATGTCGGTCTCATCGGTCCATACGATCGAGATTTCGGGGATAATTACTCATACGGTGCCGCGGCCTGGAATAAATTCAGGCCGAAAACCTCAGGATTCGACGCTGCTACTGCTTTAGGCGAACTCCGGGAGTTACCCGGTATGTTAGCTGACGCTGCTAAAACCTTTAGCAAAGCGTTCATTAGCATGGGCGGTAAAAAGACTGATCTTTTTATGCCCAAAAGTATAGCGAAAGAATTCCTGGGTTACAACTTCGGTTGGGTGCCCTTCGTTAATGACTTGCGCAAGTTACGTAAAACGTATCATGCGTATGATAGAATTTTGCGCCGTTTAAGGCGACAAAATAATCAATGGGTCAGGAAGGGTGGCATCGTTTTACACACTGGAGAAGTGACAGACAGACAAGATAATTTTGCATTGGATGCACCGGCAATTTGGCCGGCGCCTCCTACGCAACTTGTCCGTTTTCCCTATTCGGGACGTCCTAACAAATGGGGTAATACCACATTTGAGACTCATCATGAGACGGATATATGGTTTGAAGGAAGCTTCAAATTTCATATTCCATGGATGTCCGGAGGCGGGCTGCCTAATTGGAGGACCTTTCAGGCCCACCAACAGGTATACGGTTTACGTATATCACCTTCAGTAGTATGGAATTTAACTCCATGGTCCTGGCTAGCCGACTGGTTTACTAATGCTGGTGACATTATTGATAATGTTACCGCCATTAATGCCGATCGGTTGGTCGCCAGATACGCTTATATAATGGGGCGTTCACGCGTAAAACGCTTGAACGCTTCCACAATCCACTTTAAAAGTGGAACTGTGAACTGCCTTTGGCATCAATTAATTGATGTCAAACGCAGACAAAGCGCGTCTCCATTTGGATTTAGTCTTGATACTGAGAGTTTTTCGAAGTATCAATGGTCCATCCTAGCTGCCCTCGGCTTAAGCCGCGGTCACAGGTAGGATGTTTGCCTTACGTAAGTAAGGAAAACGTTACTGGAAACTTTCCAGTACTGTCTAATGGGGGTAGCCACGAACGGTTATCTCCTTAGGAGATAACCAATATGGCTTTCGCCGATCCACAATCTATCACTGTTAACGCCGTTGCTCAATCGATGCCTCGTATAGAGACATCGGGTCTTACATCAAAATATTCAAAAGATGATGAGACCTTTAAGCTTGTTGTCTCTCATACCAGGACGAACGATCGCGTTCGATCCATGGTGCGAGTTGATCAACGTGCCGTGGTCGCAGATCCGTTGACAGCTGTCAACGACTACGAAAACCTCGGCATTTACTTAGTAATTGATCGGCCTACGGTTGGTTTTACATCAACCCAGGTCGACTATGTTGTCCAAGCTTTAAAAACTTGGCTCAGCACTGCGAACGTCGTTAAGGTGTTTGGACTTGAGTCCTAAACATAGTGACTGATTTGCACGCGTAAGCGTGAGGAATGGCTTGTCACGTGGCTTGATAATTACCTTCGTTTTAATGGAGGAATTATGAAAAGCAACGTAAGTGCCATCATTAGACTTTGGACCAGTATCTACCTAGATTCTGTGTCCCAGTGTTGCGGATTAAGCTCCGATTCCAGGGATATTGACTATGTCAATACCCGTGTTAAAAAGGAAGGATTATCGTTTTTGACGATAACCTTACCGGAATTTTGTAAGGACTTTGAACGAGCCCTTGCAGATTCCTATATCGATCCGTGTATGTTCCGGAGTTTCCGGAAGACACAATCAATCCCTTCATTTCTGAAGGGTATGATGTCGATCCTTTTTGATGATCAGAGCGGGAGGTTATATGAACGTAGAAATGATCAATGTGATCATAATGACTTTTCTATCATTGTTAATAGCATCAGACAAATATGTCTCGCTTTTAAGAAGATGGAAGCTATTTGCACTCCAAACAGAGTTAACAAACAGCTTAAGTCATACGTCCAAATTGAGCACGAATTTCAATCGTTTATACCGTCCAGTGACGAGAACATTAAGTTTCTTTTTGTTTCTCGTCTATTGTGGCCTAGTATCATTGATGGTTTTCACCATTATGAAGCTACACCACGACATGGACCAGGTGGTACCGCCGAGTCTATTTTTGCAAATCAAAAATATGTTTGGCGCACCTGGACAGATCGACTGGAAGATTATTTCCCTTTCCTCGGCAGTGCTATTTCTAATAGCGCTTACGATGGGGAGGTATTCCGCGATCTACGGTATATACCTGAGGACGAAGAGCCGCCTGTTAAGGTGGTTCCAGTCCCCAAGACGATGAAAGGCCCAAGGATAATTGCTGCAGAGCCTGTTGCGATGCAATATGCGCAACAAGCTCTTAAGGATATGCTGTACAAAGGCATCTCCTCATCTCGGAGGATAGGCGGGCACGTGAATTTCACGGACCAGTCTACCAACCGGGCGTTAGCTTTATCCTCTTCACATAGTGGCAAATTTGCTACAATCGACTTATCTGATGCAAGTGATCGCGTTCCGCTTTCACTTGTAGCATTTATGTTCGAAAGCAATCCCGAATTTTGGGGAGCCATTATGAGTTGCCGCTCCCATAGTGCGATTTTACCTGATGGTACTGTTATTACAGAACTACAGAAATTCGCATCTATGGGTAGTGCTCTATGTTTTCCAATCGAGTCGATGTACTTCTACACTGTCTGTGTAGCGGCTATATTGGATAACTTAAACCTCTCTTATAGCTATGCTAACGCCTACAAAGCGGCTAGCTTAGTCTATGTTTACGGAGACGATTTAATCGTCCCCAGTGAACACGCACAATCTGTTCTCGATTACCTACAAAAGTATAATTGTAAGGTAAACAAGGGTAAGACTTTCTTGACTGGAAAGTTTAGAGAGTCTTGCGGGATGGACGCCTACGATGGTGAGGAGGTAACTCCAACATACATCAGAAAGCTACCACCCTTGAACAGACAGGATGCCAGTTCCATTATCTCATGGGTTGCTACAGCTAATCTCTTTTACAAGAGGGGCTTCTGGCAAACCTGTTCGACAATGTTTGACATTGTTGAGCGCGTCATTGGTTTTGCACTACCATATGTCGCTGATAATAGTGCTGGTTTAGGACGGTTCTCTTACCTTGGTTTCCGCACAGTAATGCGCTGGAACCATGACCTTCAACGTTTTGAAGTAAAGACGTTGGTGGCAAGTCCCGTTTACAAACGGGATGAACTAGACGACTATCCTGCGTTACAAAAGTTTTTTGTACAAAGCCCTCGTAAAGAGGACATTGATACAAAACACCTTGAACGTTCTGCACTGCAC